TCATAGATAACCGTGCTGCTTTCTCTTCGCCTCGATGTTGGACAGCACTGTCTGAATTTCAAACGCACCTATTGCGCAATGCCAATTTTCGCAGCCGTAAAGGCGGAAAATACAGTTTTGGCACCCGCTCTGCTGCTTGCAAAACGCAGCTATCGTTTGCGCAGCCTCAACGACTTTCTTGTTGCTTATCACATCTGCACCTCCTATTTGCCGTCCGCAAACGGATAATCCTCGCTCCAATCCTCAAGCTGATTCTGTTAGGCATGACGCCCTTTTTGACGATTCTCATATTTGCCCCTCGTTCAGCACGAAATACGGAAACAGATCGAGTGTTTCAGCCACCTCGCACATCACACGGCTAAAGGCTTCATGCGTCACACCTTCTGGGCAATCCACGTTGCTGATGACGTGCGTCAAGGTCTGACGGTCTATGTACTCGTTACAGCGCGGCTTATCGTACACGTGGGGGTTGTTCTCAAGCTCCCACTCGATGAACCTTTGCCTTCCGTCTACGGTTCCCATCACGCCTGCACCTCCCGTTCTCCGTCCGCAAGCGGATATACATCAATCGCCTTGCCGTCGTCTGCAACCACAAGGTCGTGCTCTCTGGGAATGCCGAAAAAGCCGTAAGCTGCCCAGTTGCAACCGCTGCTGTCGCCCTCCTTCGGAGATCCCTTGCCGGTGTACCGGCCAAGGCATTCCTGATAGGCACAGTTCGGAGATTTAGCCCCTGCGTCCTTGAAGTTCTGCACGGACGCAACGTGTCCGCACATGGGGCAACGGAACTTCCACTTGAGCATATCGGGACCGAAGCGCCGTGTGGCTTCAGCTCTCCATTCTTCGATGCTGTTGTATTTCATTTCTTCTGTTCCTCCATTTCAGTTTGCCAGCGGGTTTTCCAATCACCGGCTTTGTACAGCTCGCAACGCTCCATGTTGGGACGGCGAACTTTGGATGTTTGCGTCTTGCTTCTGACAACCTGACAGCAGTAGCCGTTGCCGTCCACCTTGTAACGGTCGAGCCACTTACAGCCGTGACAGTTCATCCGCAGACACTTCCTCCCCGTTTCGGAAAGCCGCAACGGTGCGCCAGCCGTTAAGCACTCGCTCACGGTAGACCATCGGATGCGAACAGATAACCGCACGGCAGTACGGCCTGTCCATTACACGGATCAGAATATCCGGTGCGACCTCGCTGTTTTCCATAGCCCACAGCCGGGCTTCCATTACGCTCTTTTTCACGGTGTGACACTTCTCCTTTCGGGCTTGATACGCCTGACGCGTTCAAGGGTCATGATGTAATCGTCAACAGCCTTCATGCAGTCATAGCAGCCGCCTACCTCGCCTCCGGCTCGGAGCACCCAATCCTGATAGACCTCCCAGCCAAGTTCCCGCTTTTCCGCCGCAGCATCACGCTCTGCGGCTCTTTGCCTCGATGCTTCACAAAGACGGTCAAAAATCGCTTTGCAATCTGCCTGTAGCTTTCGGAGTGTTGGGAGAGACGCGGCGGCAATCTGCTGACACCGTGCAAGCACTTCCGGGTCATCGGCTTCAATCCATGTGTTCACGTCAAGCCCTTCGCGGGTGCAGTATTCCTCCGCTTCAAACACGGAACCGAATACGATTTCTTTCACCAAAGCATACCCGCAATTGACGTTCTTGAATTTGCCGGATCTCACGTAGTTGTGCATCAGTCCTCCGCCTCCGTTTCATCCGGCCTGATAGGACCGCCGTCTACAACGTTCCACGCCACGCAGTACGGGTGTAGCTTCCGCTGTTCCTCGTTCAATTCCGCCATGACCGCCTCGATATGGTAGCTCTGCTTCGTGCGGCTTCCGGGTTCATTGCTGTAAAGTGCGCCGTGGTGCTTGCGCCGGAAAGCCTCTGCGCTTTCCTCTGTCTTGAAAAATCTATGTGCGTACAACATGGTTTCACCTCCTGTTCTCTGTGTGAATCAGTCCGGACAGCCGTGCCAAGGAAAGCAGTTCATTCACGATGTCCTTCATTATGGCTTCCTGCTGATCCTCTGCCGCATACCGGACGCTTTCAGCCTTGCCCGCAAGCGCCGATACGGACGCCCGCAGGTGGATCAGCTTTTCATGGTCGTCCTTCGCCGCTGCGGCCATGCGCAACGCCTCTGCCATATCCTCGTTCTTTCGCCGTGCCGTGTCATAGCGGGTGACGCCGGTTTCCTGATAGTCGTAATACGCTTTGTCGGCTTTTTGCTGGTACTGCTCGGCCAGCTTCTCAAGCTCTGCTTTTGTCATGTCAGTGTTCTCCTTCCTCGTAGAATAAATCGGTTCGGTACAGGACGGCGCGATCTCCGACAGGGACGGAATTGTCGCCGTACAGTTGACAATCCCACTCGTCGTGGAAACAGTCCAGCACAAGCAGGTAGAAGTCATACTCCCACTCACGCGCCGCCTCCCTGATCTCATCGAGCGTCAGCTTGCCGCGCTTTTTCTCAATGACAAGCCGCCAGCGCCGGTTCTGGTCGTAGTCTGAATATACCTCGATGCCCTTTTTCACTCACAGTTCACCTCCTGTTCGGCGTTCACGCCGTAAGATGCCGGACTCTGCCGCGTTCTTCGTACCACTTTCGGGCATCGTCCGTGATGCTTGTCGTAGGACGGAACGCATTCTTGCCGGTCTTGTTGAAGTACCACTCCTTGCAGAGCTTGCAAGCCGCTTTCGCCGTGGGTGCTTCGATCACAACGTCGGCCAGATATTCCATCCGGTTTGCCTTGATGAAGAAATAGACCACATACTGTTTCATGATTAACCTCCATGCCCTGCCATCTTCAGTGCCGGTGGGGCGGTTCCGGCAGACGCCCGGACGGGCGTTTCGGCTTGAATTCAAATGTCAACCGCCACGCTGTGATAAGCCCAGAAGCGACCACGGCGGCGGAACACCTTGCACCAGTTCGTGAATGCCTGACCGGTGCAATCATAGGCAGACGGATAGTAGTGCCTGTACTCATAATCCTCGAAGTAGCTGACCGCTTCGTCCAACGTCTCGATGTACACCGGCAGAGGCAGAAGCTCCACATAACCGTCAATACCCCAATCCCGGATGATCCGGCGCTCCGACACCGGACGGTGAAGGAATGCGCGGATTTCACGCTTGAGGGCATCGGCCTTCTCGCTTCTTCCGCTCTCATAGGCAATTTCCAAAATCTCATAGGCGACCTTCAGGTCAGTGTAGCTATTGACCTTAAACATTTTCCTTACCTCCATGCCCTCGTGACCTCCGGGGCGGGCGTTATGTTCAGCTCAAGTATTCGTCGCGTTTCTCAAGCAGACGCCAGACGACATCGTGTTCCTGCTTCGTTTCCACAGCCTTGTCCACCAGCTTCTGGTAAACACTGGCGTGCCATTCGTCAAGCACGACACTAAGCTCGCCGGTAAAATCGTTGTTTTCCTTATCGATCATGGCGTTCAGGTAAACGGTCATGCAGTCCAGATACCCCATAGCGCCGTAGGCTTCCTGCTTAGCCCGCTCATACGATTCTGCTGCTTCGATACGGGAGAGCCAAATGCCGAATTGAGTTGTTGCCTCAGTGATGAATTTCATGTTGTTCAGAGCTTTCATTTTCGATTTCCTCCGTTCATTCTTCAACAAAAAAGCTGGTGTGGCAGATTTCGCCGAGACAGTACATAATGCCTTCAAGCTCAAGAATCTCATAGGTTTCCGGGTCGCTGTACTGCACGATTGTTCTCGCCATCTCAAGGATCCTTGCGGTGGTGATGTTGCAGGCATTGGTCTTGTTCAGGAACTTTTCATATTCCTCGTTGTTGCCGTGAGTGAACCACCCATGACTGATGCACAGCTTTCTCAGGTCGTCCATGTCCATCCAGCGTCTTTCTTTGACTTTCATTCTGTTTGCCTCCTGTCTTATGCTCTGTTTTATTCGGTTTACTTTATTATAGCGTTATGAGATTCGATTGTCAATAGTAATCAGCGATTTTATTCGATATTATTTTCTGACATTCGGTTTTGAGCAAAAAAATAAGCCCGCAGATGCGTTTTGTAACATCTGCGGGCAAATTTCTATAATTACCTATACATATAGGCGTGTATAGGCGCTATGGCGTGCAAATGCGCCATACGCCTTTATTTTATATACTCTATAAGAATTTAATGTTACAATGTTACAAAGTCGTCAAAACGTCCGTATTTCAAGGCTTTTCAGCGTAACAACTGCTTGTAACATGAGCGTTACAATGTTACAGCCTTTTGTAACATTCTTGACCGCTGTAACACCTGTTTTTCGCAGAATGTTACAGCGGTCAAATGGGTTATTTCATCTTCGCAATGAGCGCTTCACCCGCTCCGCGAATAATGGCGGAAACGTCCACACCCGCAGAATTAAGCAGGTTCTTAGTAGTATCGGACATCTTCGCCATAGCGCCGTCAATAAGCAGCTTGCCAAGTTCGGTAATTTCGTCCTTAGTCAGTTTCCCGTCTGCGCTGGCGGCTTTCATGCCGTCAACAGTGGTCTGCTGAAGCTCAAGGACGGTCTGCTGTGCAGCGGAGATGACTTCCTCCGTTGCGGTGGCAATGTTCTTCAACTCCGTCTGTTTGGCAATCTTTGTGGACAGCCAAGCGCCCAGAACGCCGATCAGGGTAATGAGCAGGGTTGCCGCAATCTGCACAAGGTTCTCAATGATGATCTCTGTCATGGTAATGTACTCCTTTTCAATTTATATTTACACCTTTTGGGTGTAATCCAGACTGATCCAGCCTGCGCCGGATTTGAGCTTGCCCCACTTCGTCGCACCGGTGCCGGTGCTCTCAGCAACGATGGTGTAAACGCCGCGATCACGAATGCAGCCGTTCAGGCCGTAGCCGGTGCCGGGGCCTTTGCGAATATTCAGGGCGTCGGTGGTGATCTTCACAAGATACGCACTGAAACTGGGCGTCTGTGTAGCCGTCCCGCCCACCACAGACAGGAACTTGACGTTGATGGGACTGCAAATAGCATTTTTGCCATCCACGCTTTTGTCAATCACTGCGCGGTCACCGCTGACCTCCTGGACAATCCACTCCTTTGCAGCTACCCATGCGGGAATTGCCTTGCCGCTGTAGTAGGTTGCGCCGGACAGGATGCGGACGGTGTCGCCCTTCTTGACGGTGGCGCTGCCGGTATCGGGGATGGACGGCTTGACCGGATCCTCGGTGGTACCCAGCCTGCGGTTGACCTCTGCTGCAATCTGGCCGTGTCTCTCATACAGGTAAGCGCCGGGGCAGGACTTGTTCGCATAGTCGCGGTGGACGGTCATATTGCAACCGTTCAGGTGGTTCATGCGCTCGTTCTTGTTCGTGGACCAGACCAGCTTCTTGATATCGTTCCGCTTGCAGATGTCGGTCACAAGCTCAAGGAGCGCGTTGTATGCCTTGTCGGTGACAGCATAGGGATCCTTGTTGTCGCTGGCAACCTCGATGGTGATTGCTCTCTGATCGTTGCTGTTGGAAGAGGTACACCAAGAGCGGTTTTTCTCTTCAACACACAGGCCGATACTGCCGTCATAACCCACAACGTAGTTGCAGGACGCTTTCTTGCTTGTCGGCTGAAAGACCTCGCAGCCTCGTTTTGCCGTAACCTGTGCAACAAAGCAGTGAATCGTGATGGTGTCAATGGTGTGTGTCCTCTGTCCGGAATGATTAGGGCTGAGCAGGGTAACGCTGGCGAGAGAACTGTTTGTGTAACTCATATTATCTTCCTCCTTGTCGGTATTGGAAGAGCCGGTTACGTTAGCATACTTGTTGTAGTATGTCTGTCCGTACCCGGCTCTCCTGATTTTTGCAGCCTCGCTCTGATCAGCGGGGCGTTCAAACTTTGTAAGGACCACATCGGAAGCTTCCCTGACCGTGGTTGCGGTCTTCAAGACGGCCAACACAGAGGCGCTGTAGCCCTCTGACAGCTCTTTCCACAGAAAGCCAAGCTGTGCGTCAAGGTCGCCGATGGAAGCGCCTATGGACTTCGCATAGTCCAGCAGGGCGGCCTTGCGGGTGTGGTAGGTCCACTGTGCAAGACCATATCCGGCGCTGTCCTTGACGAAGTTGGTATAGCTTCCGTTGTCCACCGCTGCGGTGTAGCTTTCATCCGTCATGCCCAGCTTCTTTTCATAGCTGTTCTGAAGGTTGTTCGGCCTCAACGCACTTTCGGCATAGAGGTTGCCCATCAAGCCAGCCGCGCCGCAAGCGTTCCCGATCTTCTCCATGAGAAAAGCCCAAATCTTCTGTTCGTTTGTCAAACCGTCTGTCCTCCTTATTCCAAAAAATTATGATCCTGCAAACACGCCGTATAGACGTGCTCAATGTTTGCGATTGCCATGACCGCCCGATTGTTCTTATATTCCGGGTGCTTCTCGCAGTAACGCCGATACGTGTCAATGTCGCTGTTCACCTGATCAAAGGATTCCTTGCTGTGTCGGACACTGTGACGCACCTCGTCCGAGAAGCTGAGTATACGGATGCGGGCATTGGTTGCCCGGTCTTCGCTGATCTCGCTGCGCAGCTTGTCTATCTCTTTGCGCACGTCTTCGATGGCGGTCATGAGCGTTTTGCTTTTGCCCTTCTTCTCGTCGTACCGCTTGATGAGAAATTGCAGGAAAGTCAAAAGCGCTCCCCCTCCGAAGATGCTGAGTAGGATCGTAAGTGCGGATTCCATACTCACGTCACCTCCTGCCAACCAGCGGGATAAGCAGAAGGCGACCAGACATTGTTGTCGATAAGGCTTTCGTAGATTTTGCCCTCGAAGCGCACTCTGTCACCCTTTTTATAGGGATTGGTGCTGTCCGGCTGCTCCCAGTCCGGAATAACGTCCGGGTCAGGAATGAGAACCTTCGCAAACAGGGAGACGGCCTTATCCGGCGTCCAATCATCCTGTGATGTGTGCGCCTGCAATACGGAGTAAAGAATACCGGCGTATCTGACCTTTTGCCCTGCGGTATATGCAGTGCCGGTCTTCCACGCCGGAAAAAGATTGACCGCCTCAAGGGCGGTCGTATCATCAAGGCTTTGCGCTGCCGTTTCGATGAACGGACGCAGCTTCAAGGCAAGCTCTTTCAGGGTCATGTCTCACTCACCCCCAGCAGGATTTTTGCCGCTGCCAGCTCGTCTTCCAGCGCCAGCACCTTTTCGGTGAGCTGCGCACGGGTCAGAACCTCCGCGTCCGGATTGTCAGGCGACGGGGTAGGATCGTCGTCCTCAGGATCCGTGCTGCCAGACTGAGCCTTGTATTCCTCGTATTCGGCAAGGGTAATAGAAACGGCGCTGAGAAGTTCTTCACTCTCAACGCCGTTAAGCTCCTTGCCCTGAAGCTGATAGATTGTGTCGCCGTCGCCGGACATCACGCCCTGCGCGTCTCGCTTTTCGCACCGGATCAGCATTCCGTTCCGGTCCTGCCAACAGACATAGACAGGATTGTCGAGCGCTTCCGCACCTTTGACCGTCCCGTCAGACGACAGGATTTTGTAGTAGACCATAACAGCCCTCCTTGTTTGTGATGAAAAGATCGGTGTATAGCGCACCCATATTCTGAATGGTGTGCCATGCGTTGAAACGCGCAGCATAGCTTCGCCAGCTTTGCCACGTGGCGTAAATATCGGCAAAGGTCATTTTCCCGTCCAGCAGCTTCCTGTGTAGCTTCTTCATTTTCTGCCGCATTTTCGTGACGCTGCGCTTGTAAATCTTACGCACAACTTTTCCGCTCTCCGTGATAAAGAATCGCACCTTCAGCCATGTGAAGCCATGGCTCAGCTTTACAATCTGTGTTTTCTTCTCGTTCAAGATTATGCCGAGTTCAGAGCATATCGCCCGGATATGCTCCACACAGTTTTGCAGATACTCTTTGGACGGATGAATCAGATAGCCGTCGTCCATATAGCGGCCATAGCCCCTTATGCGCAGGACTTCCTTGATGTAATGATCCAGCCGGTTTGCGGAGGCAAGCGCCAGAACCTGACTGATTTGACTGCCAAGCCCCATGCCCTTGTCACCGAAAGCATCAATGAAGTGCTCCGTGATGGAGAGAAGCCTTTCGTCTGAAAACTGCCGGTGCAGGTAGGCTTTGACCACTTCGTGTGATACGTTATCGAAGAACTTTGAGAAATCGAAAAGCAGGATGTAGCCGTCGTTACCGTATTTACGGTAATGCTCTTGCAGGTGCTGCGTGATGCGGCGCACGGCAAAATCATATCCCTTGTTCTTCATGGAAGCACCATTGTCGTGGATGAAAGTGCGTTCCAGAACGGGTACAAGGGCGTTGTCACACAGGCACCGTTGGACAACACGCTCGCTTATGACCGTGCTGCGGATATGACGATGCTTCCCACGCTCATATAGGTCAAACTCGTAAAAGCCGGGACTTTTGAAAGTACCGGCCTGAAGCTTTTTGTATGTGTGTAGGATATTCAACGGTGCGTTGGCTGTGTATTTCTGGACACTCGCTTTCCATGCCACGCCGCGACGGCAGCATTTATAAGCCTGATAGAGGTGCTTGTAGCTGAAGACCTTATTGTAGTCATCGTGCTCGGCTCTGACGGCGTTTCTCCTTGCCTGCCGTGCCGCTGTGCGGCGATGATACCTTGCTTCTCTTCGTTCTTCACTTGTCATAAGAAACCTTGCTTACCCTGTATGCCTGTTGGCAGGTTGCGGTAGGCACATAGCGTCACCGGGCATGAAATGCGGAATAGCCTGCAATCCGCACCATGCAAGCAGCGTCCGCCCGGACGCATCAGGGTATATATTTACCTTTGCAGGAAGGTCAAGCACTCCTTCTCTCCACTCTGCGCAGATTTCACCCCGAAGGTTACTTTGTCAGGCACGAGAGGAGCCGAACGCCACGCCGTAAGAGTTGGACGCGTTGTTGTTGTTGCTGTTACCGTTGTTGTTCACATTGGCGAAAGCCGACGAGGACGACGCCTCAGGCGACCGGAGCCACCAGTTAGAAGCCAACCTCACCGAAGAACTGACAATTTGTGCAGCGCTTAACCTATGGTGTTATCAGGGAAGATCTTTGTATCTCGCCCTATCGCTTTTCAGAACGGCTTTCACGAGCCGGATTTCGGTATCTACTATATCCATCCAGTATTTCAGGGTGTCCATTTCGATTCCGAAAAGCTCTTGCGCCACCTCAAGCTGGGAGATCATACTTTGAAGCTCAGCATTGGCGCGAATGAAACAATCTCGCCGGAGCTGAACTTCATGCTGATTCAGAGGGTATATGCTGTTGCCGCGTTTCACGTCTTCGTAAATTCGCGTTGCGGCATTTGCCAGAGGCTGCGACACATAGAATGTGTAGCGCTTTGGAAAATTGACGCACTTCTGAATTGTGTAAATTTCCAGCTTCCTTGCGTTGGCCAGAAATTCCATGTCTGACGTGGAACGCTTGCTTTTAATTACAGACAAGGGCAACACCTCATTTTCTCTGAAAAGTTCGTAATATTCATTATATCACACGCCCCCCCCCTAAATCCACATGAAAAGTGTGAATTTTCAAAATTTTCGCGCGCCGCTTACGCGGCGATATGGGGCGTTGGCCGGGAGCTTCTGCGCCTGTATCTGGCCCCACAAAGGGGGCCAGATACCCAGAGCCACAGATTATATACAGAAGCCGAACGCCACGCCGTAAGAGCCGGACGCGGCGTAGATGGGGCTGTAACCGGCGTTGCTCACAGTGGCGAAAGCCGACGAGGACGACGCCTCAGGCGACCGGAGCCACCAGATAGAAGCAGAACCGGTACCGTTGTATGTCTTCTTGATACGGCTCTCGTTGTTGGTGAACAATGCGAATGTCGCATTTTCGGCATCCGGGTCTACTTCGTCCTTATAAGGCACGTCGCTGACATTGAAGCCGATCTCTGCGCGGGACAGCAGGAACAGACGATCGTTGCTGGTGCTGATATCTGCCTTCGTGTCACCGATAGAGGACCGCACCTGTACCATCTTGATCATGGACTGCCACTGACGCGGCAGAGCGGCGAAGATCGTCTCATTGAGCCACGTCCGCATACCGCAGGATGCCCAGCCTCCGGAGTTTACGTTCGAGCTGTTCATTTGATGCGTTGCGTTCATGACGCCCAGCATGACGAATACCACACCGGCAAAGTCGCTGCTGTCCTTCTTCTTGAAGTGGTTAAAGCCTGCGACCTGCATTATGATGGAGGAATCAGCAAACACCGTTGTTGTCGGGACGATTTTAATCTTATCGCCCACGGCGAAGTATTCCTTGCCCTTGCCGGTTTCCATGATACCGTAGAACTCCGCCAGTGTGTAACCGCTGTTGTCTGCCGGATCGTCGCTGTACAGGTAATCGAAATCCGAAGCGACGGTGTCCGGAAGCGTCGGGGTTACGAATACGGCATGGACGTCAACGTCCGCCACAACGTCATTCGTGAGAGCGTCCCAGTTCATCCAGATTGCGCCGGACGAGGACGTCAGGTCAGCTCCGCGATAAGACGTGCCCTCATGTGCCGCCACCGTGTCGGTCTGCAAGAGCTGCGTCCCATTATAGAAGCGCACCGTATAATACCGTGTAGCTTCCGAGAACAGCGCCGTGACCACGAGATCGTCAAGGATATAGCTAAACTGCTGATCCCAGCCGATGTACGTATAGACCTTGTCAACGGTAGAAGGCTTAACGGGTTCGCTGATCAGGCCTGCGGTCACAGGGTTCTGCGCAGCGCCGTATTTGCGCACGGTCTGCGTATTCAGGACGGTACCGTCATAGTTTTTGAAGGTAACGGTGCAGGAGCCGACCATCTGGTCGTAGGTGACGGACAGGTTGATGAAGCGCGTCATGATCGTTGTCAACTCTGCCTGAGAAACCATTGCCACGTGTACAGCGCCCTCAAGGACGAACTGTGTTGCGGGGTTGCCCGTTTCGTCCAGACCAGCAAGGTCTTTCAGACGAAGCAGAACGTCTGCGTCGTTCATTGTCCAGTCCACGTCCGGCAGACGGCCACGGCTGAGGCTTGCCGCAGCGGCCACCAGCGTATAAGTGTTGATTGCGGGAGAATCCTCCACCCAGACGGCGCGCAAATTGGAGCCGTCCATAGCAAAGGTTGTGAGGTGCGAGAGCTGCCGCGCAATCAGGCTGTTCAGCGGGCACAGCTTGGCCGTTTCAACCGGAGCGCCCAGCGCAAAGGTGGCGCCGGTGATGCCGCTGCCGGTCAGCAGGAGTGTTTTCAGGGAGGTCAGAGCGGACAGATCAAGCGCCTGCTTCAACTCCGGCGTGCCGCGCAGGTCGAGGTATTCCAGAAGCGTATTTGCACCGACGCTGATAGAAGTCAGGTTCTTGTTCGTGTACCCGTCTGTTTCCGAGCCTGCGGTAAAGCTGCGCAAGCGCTTCGCTCCCTGCAAGTCGATAAACTGGCAGTACAGACCAGCAATAGAGCTGATTTCTACGACGTTGGAAGCAAGATAGATGTAGATCTCCGTGTCGCTCAACGCCTCCTGCACCGGGCACACAATGTCGTAAGCCGTACCTCTTTTCGCACGCTTACGGACGCTGTAGGAGCCGTATTTGACGATGATATAGCAGTCGGCATACGGAGTGATGGAAAAATTGCCGGTGGGGGAAACGCCCTGCCACTCGTTCGGCGTATTGCCACGGAACTGAATCTTGTCACCCACAGCAACGGAGCCGTAATATTTGGAGGACATATACCCCTCTTGATACGTCTCAAACTGCGTGCGCTGGTCAGTCTTATTGCCCTGCATCATGTCGATATACGCTGTGTTCCCGTTATGGATATACGGTGCGAAATACTTGCCCCACATATCTTCAGCGACAAGCGCTTCAGGTCTTGCGGACTGATGCGCGGAGAACTTTGCGAGGATACGCGCCGCATCCCACGCTCCGGCAGATTCGCGGTCCTTGAACATGGTTTCCAGCTCCGCGCCGAGACAATCGCGGACATTGCACCACAACACCGAGGATGAGGCATTGAATACAGGCTTGGTTCCGACGCTGTCAGTGTCCTCAAGGCCGTAGGTGAAGGTCAAGCCGCCCTCATTGTCGTTGCCGTCTGCGGTGTCGTTATCGTAGTCTTTGCACACGTTCCATCGGTAATCCTGCACGTCAGGGTCGTACTCATAGGAAATGAACACGTTCTTTGCGCGGTTGTCAATCATGCAGTGCCGTTCCGTGAACAGGTAGTGGTAAGTCAGGCTGTCAACCGTGAAGTAGTTGGCCACTTCAGCTTTGAACTTGGCCGCACGGTACTCCTTCGTGTCGTTCGTGTAGGTCGTCCCGTCATACGTGACCGGAGAAGTCAATGCGTTGCCGGTGGGTGCGGTGGTGTCGGTAGAAACCACCCATGAAAGCATCGTCTGGAAGGCGGCTTTCATCTCTGCCGTGGGGTTCTTCGGGTAACGGAACTCAAAGGCTCCGTTGCCGTCCCACGTCTCAGCGGACAGGTCAGCGGACTTGAACAAACACTGGCTTGCAATGTTGTTGGAGATTTCAATGCAGCACTGAAGCGGGTGTGTGCCGGTCTGCCCGAACACTGCGAAGTTTTTCTTCGAGTTGTTCATATCGCCGTTGCCGTACAGGATGGTAGCACCGGCTTCAACCGTTCGTGCGCCCACGCTCACCGCATTGGTGCCGGTGTTGGTGAAGAATACTGCGCAGGGGTAGCCCTTAACGGTGTCACGCACACGGGCATCCGCACGGCGGCCTTCTGACAAGAACGGCTGATAGGTGTTGTATTCGTCGGCCAGAACCGTATTGTTGGCGTTCTCCGAGCTTGCAACATTGAGCTTGATGTTGAAATACGACACAGGAAGATCATTCTCTGTCATAGCGTAGGATTCAATGCGCGTTCCTTCGCCGTTTTCCCAGATCGCTTTGCTGAAATCGAGGTCGAGGTTCAGCGCGGCTTCTCCGTATGCCGCCGAGGATGTGCCCTGTCCCTTCATGATAACGCCGGTTGCCGAGAAGTTATAGGCGCTTCCGCCGTTCGTGTAAACCAAATCAACAGTGCAGACTACTTCGTCAGACTTGCCGACCGTCATGCGGTCAGCGCCGATTTTGAGGATGCGCAGATTCGGATTTGCAGCGGCAAGCTCCGTTACATTGATTGTGCCGTTGGTGTTGAAGATGTTGTTCCGAAGGTAACGGGCTACCATCTCCGTGGTGTTGCCGCAGTCCGCGACAAAGTTGTCGAGGATTTCATAGCGGGTCAGACTGTGGCTGTACATCTTCAGACGGTAGATCCAGATGTCGCAATCGTCAGAGCCGATTTTCACATTCTGCGGATCAGCCTGCATCCAATTATCGTTTGCGGTATAGGCAAACGCTCTGGAAGGAATACCTTCAAGCCAAATAACCGCCAGCTTGTTTTCGTTGGAGGCTTCAATGTTGATATCCAGCTCGATTTTACGGTCTTCGCAGTAAGGGATTTCAACGGAAGTCAATTCAGAGCTGAAAATCGCCTGCTGTGCCTGAAGCTTCAATCCGATGCCTCCGGACACGCAGCTTAGAAATTCTGCATCGTAGTCGCGGACATTTACGGCTTTGAACACAACCTTGATTTCCTTGCCAGAGGTAGCGGCATTGTCGTTAAACAAGCTGCGGTCAAGCTGGACATAGGTTCCGCGTTTGACCACAAATCCGGTGACACCCTCATCGTCAAGCTGGAAACCGCCGTTGATCCAGTCGAAATTCGAGCTGAAGGTCAGCGGATGGTTCGTCTCGTTGCCGTCCGTATACCCGAACTGTGTAGCCGTCGTCTCGCTGTTGCTGTGACCGGTGGGGTCGAGGTCAACGACAAGCCCTGTAGTGACGGGGTTGATGTCATAGCCGAGAGATGTACACGTTACCGTAATCGTCGCAACCACACTCTCACCGGTACGGATGGAGAGGTTGATCGTGCCAACCGTGGTTGCGCGATATGCCCATGTCTGAATGGTGCGGTCAACGGTCAGCGTGGACAAGGTGTTGTAGCCCTCCAACAGACGGACGGTTGCCGTGGTACCGGTGGGGTCATACACCATGTAATTGATGCTGCCGGTGGCAAACTGCTGGATCTCAAGAGCGCTCTGATAGACCGCAATAACCGGAGTGCTGTCATTCGCCTTTGTCCAGATACCCACATGACGCAGGTGCGTCGTGGTAACAATTTCGCCGTTGGCAGTAACCTCAAGCCACGCCTCAACCGTATGGGAGCCGTGCGAAAGCTCAAGCTCTGTCGGGTCAATCGTAGCTGTGACAGATCTGCCGGTCGTAGTAACCTCACGGGAATAAGTCTCTGTACCGTCAACGGTCATGTGGATAGTCTTTGTCCCTTCACCAGAGGGCGTAAGGCGCACGGTAAGCACACTGGATCCGTGGAAGGCCAGCGTGCCGAGATTCCACGCAAGATCATAGGTGGACACCGTGACCGTCCACGTAAAGGATTTGCTGTTGCCGTAGGCGTCCTCAATCGTCAGCTTGATGGCGTTCGCGCTCGCAGGAGTGAGATAGCCGGTCACGTCAAAGGCGCAGTCGCCCTGTGCCACCGCCTGTGTAGCTACCTTCGTACCGTTTACACGCCAGATGGCAGAGCCTGCGCCGGTGGGTTGCTCATCCGTGGTGTCAACGGAGGTCCAACTGAATTTGATTTCAACGGTTGCGCCGTTCATCACGGAGAACGCCCGCGAGGTCAGCTTATTGGTGATGCGGATCAGAGATCCGGCGTCACCGCCTCCGCCGCCTCCACCACCGGAGAACGGCCCCAGCGGTCCGACGACGACCTCATCTTCGGCGGTCATGTAAAGGTAGCCATCTTCAACGTAGGCATCGTCCACCTTGCCCTTTACGGTTGTTTTCAGATTGTTGAAGTCCTCCGCAAATTCATTGACAGAGGCAACCGCTTCCGTTGCGTCAAGAAGCGCCTGCTCCGCAGCGGCGGCGGACGCCTGAGCGGAGTTTGCGGAAGTTGCCGCTGCCTGCGCATTGGCCGCCGCCTGTGTCGCCTTCGTTTCCGCTGCGGCGGCCTTTGTTTCGGCAGATGCCGCTTTCGTTTCTGCGGACTGCGCTACGCTTTCGGCCTGCTCCGCAGATACCTTAGCAGCCGCAGCAGCGGCTTCGGCACGGTCTGCGTCGCCCTGTACGGCGTCCTTGAAGGTCTTGAATTTCATATTGTAGGTTTCGTCTTCCGACGAGACAAGCAGGAGATCGTCGTCCTGAGCCTCTTCGAGTGTTGCGAAATCTGCAATTCTCTTGTCAGCCATGTTCTTCCTCCTTGATGGTTAATTTCCGGTGCCGCCGTTGTCAAGTGCGTTCAGCCGGTTATAGATATCGATCAATGCGTTTTCGATGTCGCTTACCTTCGTCTGCAACGTTTCAATCGCCGTCCCGTGCTGTGTGACAGTCGTTTCCGCTGCTGTAAGACGTGTTTGCAGGTCTGCTATGTCCGTCTCTGCCTGTGCGATATCAGTTGCGTGCGTCTCAACAGCGGCCTGTAATGCGTCAATATCTGATTCAGCGGACTGCATCCGGGAAAAAAGACCGGAAATACTTTCCGTGTGACCGGAAACGGTCGTGTTCAGATCGGATATTGACGTTGTATGCCCGGAAACCGTTGTTTCAAGAGCGATCACACGCTGTGCCAATGCTGCGGGAGACGTTCCCTCAAGCACTGTGACGCGCTGTGACAAGGCTTTTTCAGCGGCCTTTGCCCGTGTCTCTTCGTTCCCGATATTCGTACTCAGCGCCGTTTCTACGCCCTGCGCACGCTCGATTTCGGCGGCGAGGGTGGAATCGTCAACCTTGCCCGCAAGCTCTGTTGCAGCGCTCTTGATTGCGCTGTTCAGCTCTTCCGTGGTCTGTTTCAGACTTTTGATTTCGGACAGGTAAGGATATTCTTCGCTGAGGTCTTCGCTGTTCGGTGCGTCGATATCAGCACGGAAATTGTGGTCAAGGGTCAGCTTCATGTTGCACATAACGCTGTGTACCATGTCGCCGATTTTAACCTGATCCCCAAGCTCCGTAGCCGGGTCGTACAGGGCTTTTGTCGCCGTGAAGGGTAAATACACCAGCCCGTTAAAAGCCGCGTACAGGTCGTTGCAAATGCCCTGTGTGGCATACGGATTACTTTCTATCGTGAGAATATTTCCGCTGTCGCTCCCTGCGGTGTAGCTGTCCCCGCTGTCGCTGTTGAGCGTTACGCCGGTTACGGTGATCTGTGTGCCTGTTGTAATCTGCCCGCAGACGACGGGAATATTGATTACTCCGGCTTTCAGAGACACTTTCTTTGCCATGTTGGCGTCTGTGTCCCAAACAAGGTAATACCCCTCCGGCGTCACGATTTTATTTCCCAGCTCGTCGGTGATGAAGTAGGAGCGCGGTACATTGTCGCCGCCGCCCGGCAACACACCGGATGGGACAGGAAGGACGGCATTGAAAACCGTCTGCTCCTTGTATGCCAGCCGCACGACGGAGTTTCCTGCGCCGTCCGCAAGGGTTATTTTGTTATAATCCTCGTCGATAACGTGGAAGGTTTCGTCCGGCGCGGTCGTGAGAGGAACGAGCCGTAAAAGGTTTTCCTCCGTAACTATCCAGTTCCCGCCGTGGCAAGCGCCGATATAGCCCAGCACCTGTGCCATTGTTTTTCCGGTCGGGTATGGTACAACGTAATCGCTCCCGGTCTTGATACGGGTACGAAGGTCTATACCGACACCGATTCGGTATGCGATTTCTTCCACGACGGACTTCATGCTCTTCGGCCAGTTTCCCGACGTGTCGGTTCCGTCAAGGTAGTTCTGATTGGTTTTGAGCATTGCGTCGTAACAGTCAATGGTTACAAGCCCCTCAAAACCCGTGTCGCGCTGGTCGATGTAAAAGGTGCCGAATTCTTTCCACTCTGTACTGGTCTTGCCGTTGGTCAGCCGTCCCATAATCACTACCGGGCTTTTGGGAGGGATTACATCGTCTGTCAGAATGGACAGGTTGAGCGTAGCTGAAATACAGTTGCCTACAGACAGCGGGGACGGCATAAGCGAACGGTCAATCTTCGGTGCAGAGATTTTTACATACTCTTTGTTATTGATCCGTGCCTTTGCGTCGAAGGTAAACCGCCCCCGTGCCGCAAGCTTTGTCCAGCGTTCCGTACATATACGCATAGGCTCACCTCTCTATCATATTGAAGGTACAGCCTTCGTAATACGTGCGGTCGTCGCTTCTGCTGTAGCGCTGCGTTCCATATGTCAATGTAGACGTGTAATAGGTTTTCGTCATAACACGGTTGGTTTTCGGGTCAAGGAAGGTGATATCGGTGTATTCGCCGTCCACGTCTGCCGCTATGGATTTCATAATCAATTCCGGCAAACGGTTGAATTTCACCGTCCATTTATCCTTTTGCGCAATCCTTGCGCGGTACATCAGCCCGTCAAGGAGGTTGCGCCCGCTGCCGTCTGCGTCAAGGTCGTTTCTCACCGGGGCAAGGCCGTCTTCAGCCAGCCATGCGGTATAGTCATGATTTCCGATTTTCAGTACCGGTTTTATGGTGCGCACCTCCTATCATTCGAGCGGTGATTTACCGGTTGCCCGCGTTCTGCGGTTGATTTCCCGGATGGTACTCTCCGCAATCGCTGTTTTATCGAGATTGACGGTCGTACCGCTGTAGGTCTGGATGGCCGTCACAATGGCTGCGGTAGCGTTGGCTACAACCTGCGTAACAACGCCTGCAAGCGCCTCATTGGACGATTCAATGGTTGTGCCGATATCTGCCCCGCTGCCGTTTGCCGCAACCGCTGCGGCCTTATATGGGACTACGCCGCCCATAGCAACGGCAGGCACGGCAAAGGTGACGTTATCGGCTATCGCCTGAAGCTTATCAAGCAGGCTTGTGAAGCTGCTGCTGATTTTGTCGGAGAACGAGTTCAGCGCACCGTCCACCTCTGCGGTTGGAATGATGTTTCCGGTTTTGTAGTCACCGGCATTGAACTCATTTGCAATGGCGTCAGCCACGCCGGAGACGGACTTCAAAATGGAAGGCTCCGACGCTTCAACGCCTTCACCGATACCGTAACCGATATTCAGACCTACGGCGTCACGGAATACGCGGGACGGCGAATGGATGCCCAGAGCGGATTTTGCAGCGCTGAGAAGACTGCTTGCAAGGCTTGATACCTTGCTCTTCAGCCAGCTCCACCCGGAGTTGATGCCGCTTGCAATACCGCTGCAAATGTTGCTGCCGATACCGGACCAGCCTTGGTTCTGGATCGTGCTCTTTATGCTGCTGAACGTGGAAGACGCGGTGCTCTTGATGTTGTTCCACGTGCTGGACAGGGATGACTTAATGCCGTTCCACGCAGAGGTCGTATTGCTCTTGACATTATTCCAGCCGTTTGATACCGTAGTTTTCAGGCTGCTCCATGTCGTAGAGGCAGAACTCTTAATGCTGCTCCATGCGGTGGACAGTGTAGCTTTCACGCCGTTCCAAACGGTGGAGGTGTTCGCCTTGATGTTGTTCCAGCCGTTGCTGACAGTAGTTTTCAGGTTTGTCCAAGTGGACGATGCTGTGGTCTTGATGCTCGTCCAAGCCGAAGACAGCCCGCTCTTGATACCGTTCCACGCGCTTGTGGTGCCAGATTTGATGGCGCTCCAAGCATTCGAGATACCGGTTTTGACAGTATTGCAGGCAGACGTCACACCGGATTTGATGCCGTTCCATGCACTGCTGATAACGCCCTTGATTCCGGCCCATGCCGTGGTAGCGGTGGACTTGATACTGCTCCATGCGTTACTGAAGAAGGTCTTCAACTTTTCGATTACGCCGGAGAAGAAGTCCGTGATCTTGTGCCAAGCATTAGAAATGCCCTGCTTTAGTCCGTCGATAAGGAATGTACCGATTTCTGCGAATACAGTAGACGGAGAGTGGATGCCGAACAGGTTCTTTACCCAGTTCACAACAGGGTCTACGAGGTTTTCTTTCAGCCACGAACCCGCGTCGCGCATTGCGTCTCCGATTCCACGAAAGAAACCGGCGATAGAATCGAGGCCGATTGCCTCAAACAAACTTGCAAGCAGGTCGGATATTCCACCAATGGCACCCACAATAATGCTGGGAATCTGAACAATAATGCTGACAAGAGCGGTCGCAAGGGATTCCAGCAGGCCGAGCCAGTCAATGTTTTCGATTACCGCGCCCAGTGCCTCCCCCAGACTGCCAATCAGGTTTTGCACCATTTCGCCCCAGTCATGATCTGAAAACAGAGACGTAATGAGATCGAGAACGCCGGTTATGGCTCCACTGACAAACTTGCCAAGCAATTCACCGAAGCCGTCCCAGTCAATGTCAGTGGTAAGACTTTCGAGACAAGCCCAGATTTCGTCTGCAAGGCCGGTCCAATCGACCTGATCCACAAAGCCGACAAGCAGATTGAGCGCTCCGATAAGCAGGCCACCAAGCAATCTTGTCAGGTCAGAGAAAATCCCGCTCCAATCAATTCCGTTGAGAAAATCAGCGATTTTTCTTCCGAGCATTGCCCAGTCGAAGTTCTCGACAGCAGCGACCATACTTTGAAGCGCCGTTCTGATTTGCGTACTGAGCGCTTCGGCAAGTGCCGAAAAATCAATGTCCGAAATGAAATTGCTGATGTTTTTTGCGAGACTTCCCGCAATACCGATCCAGTCGGCGGCGTTCACGGTCCCGTACATGAAATCCGTGATGGCCTTGCTCACTGCTGCGCCGTCAAGCGTGCCGAAAAAGCCGTCAAGCGATTTCAGGATGATTGCCCATTTCCCGGTCAGGATCACACCGAGATTTCCCCAGTCCACACCAGTAATAATGTGGTTTAGGAGTTCTGCAAAGCGCGACGCAAGGTTTTTCCAGTCGAAGTTCTGGATGAACGTCGCAAGGAAAGTCAACGCGCCGTTCAAATAGTACCCGATCTTATCGCCGATGCCTGCCCAGTCTACGGTATCAACCATTTCGTTGAGCTTTGCCGCCAGAGTGTTTGCGGCTGCGGCCCAGTCACCGGCCTTGATCTGCTCGACCATAAGTTTTGCCCAGTCGGGCAGCGTTACGTCGGGCAGACCGCCGAGATCGCCTGCGCCGCCTCCGCCTGAACTGTTGTCGCTGAGAATATTCAGCTCATCAAACGACGCGAGCTGCCTTTTGAGCTTGTCAGTTGCTTTCGATGCCGCGCCCCCGGCACTGCTGATTGCTTTCGTTGCGCTCTTGCCGTAGATACCGAACAGTTTCAGGAAAGCCGTTACGTAGGCAACGGCCTGTGCAACAAGGTTAATGATCCGGGTGATAATCGGGCCGAGAAGGTTTCCTATGCCGGACCAGCAGCTTGAAAGCGTGTTCGCGAGCTGCTGATTTTCAGACATATAGGCGCTGACGGCCTTGCGGAGCAATGCCCAAATACCCTTTGCCCCTAACAAACTAAGCGCAAATTTTTTCGCACCGGAAATCAGTCCGCCGAACTGACTGTTCATAGCCTTGCTGTGGAACAGCATTTTCGCCATACCGGATGCAGCGGCTTTGATTCCGGTTGCAAGCTTGCCAACCGCAGCGCGAGCCGCCGATGCGATATTCGAGGCAACAGAACGAGCGGCATTGGCGAGGCGGCTCATGAGGCTGCTGGACTGCTGCGTTCCCGCACGCATTTCATTCAGTCGATTGCTTGCCGCCGTGAGTGTTGCTTCCATTTGTGCATATTGCGTGGTATCAACACCCATCTGAAACGCATTTCCGGAGGATTCTAATTGCTGTTTCAGCGCAATCAGTTCATGGTACTTGTTTGAAACAAGCTCCATATCATATTGGAGGGATTTCCATTGCGAACTGTTTTCGCTTACGCCCAGCGCCTGCATTTTCTCCTGTCGGTCAAGCAATGCGTCAAATTTCTGTTTTGCTTTTTCAACTTCAGCGGTCACTTCTGCGTACTGCTGCGTTGGGAACTTCGTTTGACCGACAGCATCCAGTTTTCCTTGAAGTTCGGAAATTTTATTTTCCAGTGCATCGGCTTTACTCTCAAAAGAGGTCATAGCGCTTTCGCTGCCGGACATAGCCTTCTGGAATGTCGGTCCCAGCTT